TTGTCTATCAGGCAATTCTCACTAAAAAAATTAAGAAGGTTTCTGAATATAATTGTATTATTTGTCATATATCTATTGCAACTCATTACCACCATCCCGACTATTCCAAACCACTTTACATTTGGCCGGTCTGTGCATCTTGTCATACTAATATACATAGAAAACTAAAATAAATAACCCAGCACATCTATTGTGCAGGTAGAGGCAGCACCTGCAGTCGTAATTTCCATTCCAAAAATTTCAGCAGCAGTGAACATACTTTTCGCAAGCGGTGTGGTTGCAGGAACGGGTTGCAATATGAGAACCTGCTCGGCATAAGAGGCGGTAATGCCCGTGAGCGTTACGTCCCCCGACCATTCCTCGCAAGTTCCGCCGGTATGCCCAAAGGTAACTACCGCAGTTGTGGGGTCTGCCGAAAAGGTGCGCATTACCACGCTGTGAATAATTGCCGTTTTTCCGGTAGGGACAGTATAAAGCGCAAGTTCAGTTGCGGCAGTAGCAGCCAAATTGCAAGACGCCGTGCTGCTCAATAACGATATTGATTTTTCTTTTAAGTCCGCCATTTCAAATCCTTAATATGTCGTTTTGATAAAATAAAACATTATTTTCGTAACAGTAAATCTCTTCCGACAATACTGCCGTTTGAGACTCGATTACCGTTTCATTTTCATAACACAATATGTCGTTTTGATAGCAAACAAATACCGGCATTAAAGCGTTATTTGTTGCGGTATTGGCCAATGTCGAAACAACAACATTTTCATAGCACGAAGCCACATTTTCCCACGCAACAATGCTCGCCAGTATCAAACTCAAATTTATCGTGCTGGCAATAAATACTGTGCCTGGCCTTCTCTCTACACAACCGTAAATCAAGGGAAGAAAGTTCTCCAGATAACGACAACCGGAAACATACTTTTCAATATCAGACCGGCAGTCTATCTGCGGAGAAAACTCGCCGCTGCTAAAATTGATTATGGGTATATTCGCCATTATTCCACTATTACCTGTATCGAAGGAGTAGTAACCGTTTCGTCAATTACCTGCGTTCCCCTGTTGTTGGTAACAAGTATTTCATCCACCACTCCGTCAATAATATCTATCTTGGCCTCAATATCAGTTAAATCTACAGATGTCGTATAAACATCGGCCTCCGCCGTTCCAGTCCAGTAAATTTCGCCCTGTGCAATAGAGGTATCATTATCTGCGTGGGGACTTGCGCCAGCCTGCTTGAAGATTGTTACTCTGTAAACTCCAGCCGTTGTTATTGTGGTCGGGAAATCCACAGAGTAATAATCACCATCATTGTCAGCCATCGCAAGGTCATAAGTGTCTATGTTCGCATCGACCCACGCCTCAAAGGTGTTCCCGCCGATTATATTGACTTTATCATCGGTCTTTTTATGGATTATGGTGTAAAGGGTATTGCCTTCATCGTAATTGTGATAAATTTCATTTGGCATATTATCCCAATGTAGTTTTCTTGCCCGTTGACATCGGAACAAGATTGCCGGTTAAAATAGTCTTGCCTCGCCCACCTCTTTTAAGTGCCTTCTTCATTGCCTCTTCACCAGTTTCCTCTGAAACTTCAGGAGACGGAACCGGCGCAGGAACAGGAGTCGCTTTAACTTTCTTCTGTTTGCTGAATAATCCACCCATAGTTATGTCCTTAATCGAACCGTGCTAAATTCCAAGTATTCTTACCGGTAGTTTTCGTTTCGTGCCTGTTTACCGCCATTGCCTTGCTTGTCACCATAAAAAGGTCTTGCTTGAGACTCTGCGTAAAAGTTTCCACTTTTGTCCCCGCCAAAGCCGGTAAAAGTTTTAACGCAAGTTGCAAGACCAGAACCTCAATAAATAACGGGTCAAATTCCGAAACGTCCGTTACTTTTCTGATATACCGAATTGATACTTCCGAATCGTCCGTAAGGAGTTTATTGCCTTCAATGGTATATAATTCCAAATCATCATCCTCGACAGGCGGTTTCATTCGCAGAAAATCATCAGGAAGGATAAACTGATAACCCCATTCGGAAGGCGGCGTTTCGGTGTCTAATACCAAATTCGCCCTTGCAGAAGCAAAATTCCACCAGTAAGAACGAAGCAGGGCATCTCTGGTCTGTTCATAGTTCAGGTTGCATTGTATTGCCTCTAATGTCGTATTAGCATCAAGGTCTGTCTCCGTAGTTCCGGTATAGGCAAGTCTATTGGCCCCGATACGACCGAGTGCCATATTTGCTACCTCGCTGACTAAAGTTGGCATATTACACCTCGCCTTTTCTCTTGATAATCACCCGCAAAAGACCATTCGGAGTATTTATCAAACTTGCAAGATTGGACGCCGCCTCCTGACCAAGATGAACCTTGTCAATGGTAATATGGTCTCCGTTAGTCTTAGTCGTGAAAACCATACAATCTGCGGGGACATCAAATTCTGCCTTAATACTCATATATCACCTATTCAAAAAGAAGAGGCGGGCGGTTAAACCCGCCTCTATTAACTAAACCAAAACCTGCCTTATGTTTATGGCCCTTGCAGCATAAACAACGGGCCGTTGCCGTCATAACTACCTTCTATGATATGACCGGCATATTGCGATGAGCCATACGTTGCCGTTGTAACAGCCAAAGCTGCATTTGCATCTTCTATTGAACCGTCATTTCTCCAGAAGCAACCCATTCCCTTCGCACCGACAACACCAGATTGCGGATTGACGAATATCGGGCCTCTTGTCTGCACCCAGAAGTAATAACCCGTAGCACTGACATAAACAGCGGGAACTCCGGCTTTTGCAAGCGTAGATGAACCTGTCGTATGTGTCATATTTGCCCAGGGATTCTGGTATGTTTCACAAGAAGAAGTAGTTACTACCACCGTAGATGTCAAAGGCCCATCCATAGTTACCTTAAAGAGGGCGCTTGCGGCGGCAGCATCATTGCCGATAATCAATCTACATTGATTGTCTTGATTATCAGCACCACCGGTAAATATCACTATGTAACCGCCGACAAGTTCGTCTTTCGTAAGGGCTGCGTGAGTTGCAGCGGGAACTGTAACCTGCGTATCGCCGATTACTCCGGCAACCGCAAACGCAGTAATAGCCGTATAGCCGGTGGCCGCAAAGTAACAGGCTTCCGATGCTATCACGGCAGAACCGGACTTCGCATAACGAAACTCCGCACCGTCCCATCTTGTAAACTTTGTTCCAGGGATAAACCGTTGCGTAGTTTCTACGGCATAAATACTAAGGTCATAAGCTCCGGTGAAATCTTTCGGGGTCGTTATTGAAGGAAGTGGCCCCTTTTCATATAGAATACTCATTAGAGTCTCCTTTCAATTAACGAGCCGCGCTCGCAGTTAATGTTTGCGTTACAAGGTTAAGGCATTCGTGAACCTTTGCACCTTCCATACGGACAGCACCCAAATCCATCTTGGAGTAAATCTGCGGTTCGTTGCACAGGTCGGTTCTCGTAGTAATCTCCGTCGTCAAGTCCCCGATGTAACCAAGAATGATTCCGTCCTCGGCCCACGCAAGAGTCCTTGTGGATGTTCCGTCAACGGTATCCCTGTCAAGCAGGTTAGACCAGAAGAAGTTGAAGCCGTTGTAAGGAACGAGCTTGCCAACCTGAATTGCCTTAACATCAGCAAAGTCGGCACTGGCATATTCAGTCATATTGAGCATATGCTTAACATCGTTGGGTGTAACCGCCCAATACTTCGTAATGTTCTCGTCAACGTCTGACTCGTTGAAGATTTCCATCATTAGAAGCATTTTGGCAAGGGTCATCGGGACTTCCACGCCGTTCACGGCAAGAGTTCCCAAAGTGGTGATAGTGCCATCACCATTTATACCGAGGGATTCATCCTTGAAAGCAGCCGTGCCCGTGCCGTCTTTACCTGTGTAGGCCGTTCCGACCGCTGCGGCGATGATGAGTTTGTCTTTCTTTCTGCCGAAAGACATAGCAAAGGACTGGGTAGTGGAATTGTTAAGATTGGCCAGCATCCTCTGCTGGTCGTAACTATCGAGAACCCGACCTTTGTGCCACTTGGTAGGAAGGATTTTGCGCCGACCGTAAACTCCCTCGGTGAGAGGTGTGGTCGGATGACGAGTTGTTTGCTGAACGGGGTCGTCATCAGCCCCTACGGTGTCCCAGAAGGCAAGTTCAGCATTTGCCACCGTTTCCCTGCGCACTTTGGAGGCGAATTTCGACTCCTTTTGTTGCGCAAGTTGATACAGAACAGAATTGAACTGTATCGCATAAAGTGTGTCTAAAGCCATTAGTGGCCTCCTTAATAAAAGTATCAAGTTTGTCGGTCTTGGCTGCCTCCGACTTGGAGACCACTACCTTCGCTTTATACCCGATTGGTACCGGACTCTTGCGAGCTGCCCGTTATATATTCACAAGATTTATTTAGGGGAAACGAGCTTTGCCAAGCCTGCCATTTCCGCCGTAAGTCTTGCGTGTAAACCTGGATTCTTATATACCAAAGTTGTATCTGCTAATGTCTTTGCAATTTCATCCATCTTGGATTTTGCCTCCGAAAGGGACATTCCCGTTTGTTTTTCCGCACCGGCAGGAATACCCTTGTGTTCCATAAACTTCTTTCCGATAGTCCCGACAAATTTTATAAAGTCGGGGTCATTACCGAATTTCTGTAAAAAATTGTCCCTCTGCTCGCCCTCCTGAGTATTTTCACTTATCATCCTGTTGCCGATATGAATGTAATTGTCATATTCTGCGCCCAGTTCGGTCTTTAACTGTGTTTCGGCATCAATTTTTTGCTGTTCTTTCTGCTGTTCATTCTGAATAAGTGCCTGTTTGACCAAATTGTTATAGAACCCATACGCACCTTCGGCCTGTTTCTGGGAATATCCCAATTTGTGTGCTTCGTTCATCCACGCCGTTTTCAGTTCGGGAACTTCATCGACCGGCATATCCTTCGGATATTCGAGTTTATATCCATTGGGCTTGTCTGGTCGGCCAAGTGTTTTATAGAAGGCGTCCCATTCGCTCGGCGTGGAACTGTCAGTAGGCACAATAAGACCTTTTTTACCTATTGCCCGTTCAGCATTGGCCAACATTTTAAGACTGTCCCTTATATTCGGATTAGTCTTGGCCATATCCCTGAATACGATTTCGTTTCTCAAGTCCTCCGGCACTAAACCTTCTATCCATCCATCCTTGAAACTGCCATCTTCTCCGATAAACTGTGTAACATCTTCTGAGACCGTTTGTTCCGACACTACCGACGTGTCCGCCGACGACGTTACTGTTGCGGCTGCCTCGCTCATAAATTCTCCTTTATAATTTCTGGTTTAACTTCATCTAAATTTACGTTTAATTTTCTGCGTATCTCAATCATCACCGACCTCGCACCCTCATTAAAATCGCTCTTTCTGGCCGATTCCTCCACGAAAGTAGTCCTGCCTTCAAGACAGAATTTCGACAGACAATTCAAGACCCTTATTCCGGCCTCGAACTGGCCTGCGAAAGTCGCCTTAAAATCACTTACAAGTTGTTTCTGTTCGTCCGTCAGGTAAATTCTCCTTTATTACCCCAGAATAGTCCTGTGTTTTTTCTTTTTTCCGGTCGGTTTCCAACCGTGTTCAACTGCTTGTAAAGTCCTTAAATATGCTTTAGGGTTTTTGGAATGTCCTACAACCTTACCGGTATTCTTTTTGACTACTGTATTTCCTTTAATTGCGTAAGGCATATTATTTTCCCTTCAACCTAACCATATATTTTGGTTTTAGACCACAAGGTATTTTAATGGAAAAAGAATTACCAACAAAATCACATAACCTGAAAATTGTATTTAGTATCTTTTTAAGTATCATTTACCCTTCATTGCCCCCATCAATTCTCCGGCAACCGAACCTTCCTCTGGTGCTTTAGTCCCTTTGGAATATCCTTCCGTTGCCAACTGTGCCATCTGCATTGCCTGTTGTGCTTCTAATCTCTGTTGCCTTGCCAACTGTTTGGCCTTGACCTCTTCCTGTGAGGATATATCTTCAGTATTGACTCCGAAAGTCCTGCCCATTCTTGGAACTGCGTCTTTGAGGTCTATATAATCAGACGGCCTATCTGTCGAATCTGGGAAAGTAGCCTCCATCTGACCAACCCATCCGGCAAATTCCTGAAACGCCTTCGCCTGCGAACTGCGCAGTTCGAGTGCAAACGGCCCGACAAACTCTATACCGAAATTCTGCCCAACCAGTTCCGTAGCGCCAAAGACATCCGGATATGGTATCTCGCCGTTTCTAATAAGAAGTAAAATCGACCTCTCAATACATTTAGCGAGCAACTCATACCAGATTCTTGTTACCGGCGGGCCTATTTGATGCCACGACTGTTTTATTCTCTGTCTGATTTCAAGTTGGGTCATTCTATCTCCAGTTTCTTCATTTATCGGATTAAAAGCATTTCGGAAAAATGCCCTGTGAATCAATTCTGTCTGCCTGTCCAGCGACTTTTCAGTTATGGGAAAATTGCCGAGAGCGTTTTGCTCAATGGCGCCGATAGAACCCCTTTTCATAACCTCGTTCACCGCACCAGGTCTGGTATCAACATCGCCCTCGACATCGTTAGATACCTTTTCCAGCGGTGGGTCGCCCCATTTATTGCCCACATTTATAAAAGTATAAGTCATTTTATTCAAAACTTTTATCTGTGGAAGCATTTCAGTCCCGATGCCACGACCGTCTTTCTCGCTGCACGGCCTCATCCATCTTGCGGTATGATACGGATTTTCAGGGAAACCACCCTCATCGACAATCTTCTCGTCTATGATATTTACAAAAACAGACTCGAAAGATATATTCATATTGTCGGAAAAATTACGATTTCTGTTTTTTCTCGGTCGGACACTGTGGATGAACCAAAATTTATTGTTTTCCGTTTCCGGTTTTTCGGCGGCCTTTTTAACTTGAGTGCCGATGTCATCGCCAAATTCCAGGATTGCCCCCCTTGCCGTCAATTGAAACTTCACAAAAACAGAATCCACGTTCTTGGTATTGTCCTCAAGCAACTGATATGTCCCTATCTCCGTTGCCTTATAGTTAAGACCGATACCCCTGACCCATTCCGAAAATATATTGCCAGGCCCAAAAGTAACCAGACTTCTCAAGACCTCGTCGAACTCTGTTACAAAATTAGACGATACTATTTTTTCGTGACCTATTTCGGTCGCCAGAGAAAGATACCTTTGCACAATGTCATTACTGGATAATTCCTTTGTTGATTTAATAGCGAAGAAATTCTGGCCACTCGGAATGAGGATATACTTCAGGCCCGATACCATATCGCACATATCGAGGAAAGGAGTCATATCGTAAATATACTTTGTTCTCGGAACACCATTCTCGTAAACAGACGTTATCTGGACATAGGGATACATCATATCGCCGGTTTCCTGCCACAAATAACGGATATTACTCTGTTTCGATTCCTCGATTTTTTGCAGATTTATATATTCCTGCGCAGTATAGTCACTCACTTGACAATTCCTTTTAATTGTAGTGTAATATTTTTATTTGAAAGGATAATAGAATGAAAAAATGTTTTAAATGTGGTTTGGTTAAACCAATTTCTGAATTTTATAAAAATTCTTGTCATAAAGACGAGCATCAAAGTAACTGTAAATCCTGTGAACTTACTCGATTCAAATCTTATTATCATTCTGGTCAAGGCAAAATTTATCACAAAAAATATCAACAAACCGAACAAGGCAAAAAAGTTCACCGAAAAGCTTGTAATAAATATCAAAAAACACCAAAAGGTAAAAAAATACACATAACTAATGCCAAACTGTATCGAGAAAAACATCCTGAAAAAATTAAAGCTTACAATTTCATTGCCAAAATAATTAAGAAAAATCTTCTTTCCTTGCCAAATAAATATGTCTGTAAATTTTGCCATATTAGAATAGCACAGGAATATCATCATCCTGATTATTCTAAACCTTTCAAAGTTATTCCTTTGTGCAAAATTTGTCATACTTATATTCATAGTATTAAATTCGGATAATCCTATGCCAATGCGGAAGTCTTGCCTTCTGCCCATACGAATATTGGACAGGCGGCACTCGTATCAATAGACAGCGCCGTAGCGGATGCAACCTTCAAAGAATTTTTCCCTAAATCCAACTCAAAGAAACCGCCGGTATCGGACAATGGTATCGGGCCAAGATAAGTAGTGGTTACGTCCGTTCCCTGCCCCGCACCAATGGTTACGGTAATATCCGTAACGGACTGGGCGTAAATCTTTATTTTGCGAAGATAATGACACTTTCCGGTCTCCGCCGCCTTCAAATCCTCACCTCCGCTTGCATCCGCAGAATAACAGGAAATCTGCCATTCGTTGCCCTCAACCGGATAAGGCATAACAACTATCGTATTAGATGTAATAGACATAAAAACTCCTTTTAACTGTGTCCGAAAATTCTTTCGTAATTTCGTCTGTAATTTTCAATTTCGCTTTTCGTTCTTTGCATTGCTATATAATGACTGCCCTGACCATTTTGACCCATTTTTTCTATCGGTATATACCCCCCGTTATGGTCGCATACGCCTCTTCTGCAGCCATTGACTATCGCCTGTTTTATCTTGTCAGTGTTGTTCATTTGTTTCTGGCTCACCTATTCCCTCTTGCCTATATTGTCTCGCAGTCAGAAAAATACAGCCTTTTTTTTCTTTTTCTATCCATCGTCTCGGTATATCCCTACCAGTGCCATCACCCCAACCGTGAACTTGCAGTATTTTCAATGCCAATCTGTCATCGTAACTATATTCTTCCATTTTTCCTCTCCTTAACACCTCACATCCTGTTCTGTTATTCTGTTTTGCATTTATTACTCGAAACCTTTTTTACATACAACCAAGGACGACCGCAACTATCTATATAACAAGTTCCCAATTTATATTTCGGTTTCTCATCAAATTTATTCGTATCTATTTTCATTTTTTCTTTCCTTGACATCTTATACCCTTGCATATTGTCTGCATCAACACCTCACACAGTCATATTCATTTATGGCTTTGGTCTGCCTTTTATGATAACCTTCGGCCCTTGTAACCCTGATGCGGTTTGCAGCAATTATAAAATAATTCAGGGCGTTCCGAAAATGGTCATTGCCGTTTCCGGTGTTCTTATACCTGTAAATCGTCAGGTTTTTTTTCTTATCGACCTCTTTCGATTTCACACAGTTGCAGCATTGCTGCGCAAAATCCTCGATTGCGGCACTCTGTCTCGGAAGTCTTAACTGGCCACCG